GCCTCTTCTAAACTGTACTGTAACTGCCATCTATTTGTCTCCTTTAAAATAGGTTGATATGTTTAACTGAAGGCCCCAAGGTCTTCTGTTGCTAAACGATATTTTATTGCTGTATTCAGATCGTATATTTGATCCAACAATTCACCGAAGGCATCTGTACTTAAAGCCGATGCCACCGAACCATAATCTCCTGTTGGAAAAACTAACGACTGATCGCTTTCAGTAAAATTTGCAACCGTTATAATAGAATCATTAGAGTCTCTTACAAATAATTTCTTATCTGCTGTATTAAGAGCAATTTCACCTGCAACTAGATCACTAGTTGATGGTGCCGATGACGCTGTTTCCGATTTCTTTATTTTTATTACCGTTGCCATTGTTTTGTTTCCTTAGTTTATGATTCTGTATTTTCAAATCTGGGATCAGGTATTAATGGCAAAGGGCCATCAACTTTTCGATTGTAACCTTTAGGTCTAGGTGCCCTCACCATTGGTGTTTTGGGTTCCTTTACCTCAGGTTCTACAGGTGCCTCAACAATAGGTTCCGGAGTAGGCTCTGGCTCAGGTTGAGAGTAAGTACTCTGTTCCTGAGGCAAAGGCTGAGGCTCTGTTGGAACCTCTGCCTGTCTCTCTTTAACTAGTTGTTCTTCCTGCAATCTTATCTGTTCTCTTTTCTCGAAAATACCGAGTCTTGTTTTTAATAAAATATTCTCTTGGTTCAGAGTATTAATCTGATTTGCCAAGTTATTAATATATTCATTTAATAATTGTTCGTCCATCTCAATTTATTCCTATTTTATAATGTTAGTATGAACCGCCGTCAACATTACCAAACTCTGGTGTACCACCAGCGCCTGCTTGTAATATTTGACCTTGTGTTCCTGCTGCTGTAACTTGTAAAACACCTGTTCCATTACCAAACAAAATACCTTTGCTTGTGAATGAGCCAACACCAGTACCACCATCTGCTACTACTAAATCAGTGATACCAGTAATAGTACCGCCTGTGATAGTTGCTGAGGATGATTCTAAGTTTGCTACTAAAGTGCCAACTGTATAGCCAGTACCTGAGGTATTAACTGTTGTTGTTGGTGCTTCTTGTAGGTCTTTAAATAGTTTCCATTTTCCAGAGTCATTAGCGTCTCTGAAAATACCACCGTATATATCTTGTGAACCACTAGTGTCAAACAAACCATACAGACCAATGTCAACGACATCAGATGTATTGTTGCCTGTAGCTAGTGAGATCAATGGATCTGCTACGGATAGTGTTGTGGAATCTACAGTTGTAGTTGTTCCTGATACTGTTAGGTTACCTGAAACTGTAGCGTTTCCGCCAATAGTAACATCGTCTGGTAATCCAATAGTAATCGTATTGTTTGAAACTGTTGTTTCGATTTCGTTCGCTGTACCAGTAAAGTTAAGAGTATCTGTACCTACTGTTACAACATCATCAGAACCACTATCGGCTCCAATTGTTAATGCTGAACTTGTAGATGCTGTTGATACTGCTGTAAGTCTACCTTGTGCGTCAACTGTGATAACGGGAATAGTACTAGCTGAACCATATGATCCTGCTGATACCGCTGTGTTATCTAGTGTATGGGTTACAGTATTGCCTGAAACTGCTGATGTAATACCAGTTCCACCTGCTAAGGTGAATGTTTCTGAGTCTGTAATTGCTCCAGTACCAGAGTCACCGGCAATGCCGACGTCTGTCATGTGTGCTTGAGCATCTACATAGGCTTTAACTGATTGTTGAGTTGGGATAAGTGTAGCACTATCGCTAGTCATATCGTCCTCATCAACAAATGCTGTGGCTGTAATTGTGCCATCAGTTAGTGATCCGAAAGTAACTAGACCTGTCATGTTAGCTGTTGCGCCTGCAATGCTACCTGTTACGTCTCCAGTTAGATTTCCTGTTACTGCGCCTACTATAATGTTACCTGAGCCATCTCTTTTAACAAGCGTTGATGCTGTATTAGCATTCGTCGCTGCGTCAACTAGATCTGTGTAGTACTTACCACCAATTGCTTGGATAGCTTCGTTACCACCTGAATCTATAGATGAAACATATAGTTTCGCTGCTGCACCTGAACCGGATCTATCTTCAGCATAAGCCAATTCACCTTCTACTAAGTCAGAAGCTGCTGGAGCTGCTGAGCCTGTAGATCTTTTGATTTGAATTGTTGTTGCCATTTATTTTCTCCTAGTTAAATGTCTTTTAAATATTATATAATATAAAGCTTTATATCATTCTAAAAAGTACCACCATCAATGGAAGTAATTGAAGCTGCTACAGACGATGCTGGAGCTGCCTCCCACTTCCCACTGGTGCCATCATATACTAGAGTGTAACCATTTTGTTTAGCACTTGTATCTATTCCAGACAAGTTGTCAATGGTTGTTGAAGTTGCAACCTGGCTTTGAGTTGTGGTAGTTGTAACGACTCTAGTACTACCAGTAGATACGGATACCGATACTGGGTTCTGTGTAGCGTTTACATTAACTGCCATCTTTTATCTCCTATGCTCTTGTAACATTTGGTGTTACAGTTACTATTCCCTCTAAAACTCTTAATGTTTCTGAGCTTGAGGCTATCTCAATATCATAAACATATCTTCCTGCTTTAACAGCTGCTGTTTCTACTGCTGTTAAAGAAATTGTTATCTTACCTGTAGAATTAACTTTTGCCGTTGTAAAATCTGTAGCAGTTGTAGCTTCAAAAGATTTTCTCATCTGTGAAGTTACTGTATAATTAGTTAGATCTTTAGCGCTAGCGTCATCGTTCGTTAGATTTAACTCCAAACTGAAGGTCGTGCCTTGATCTATTACTACATTTGAAACGGTTGCC